ATGCCCTCATCAAAACTTCCGCTAACTACTTTTAAGGACTTAGATCATGGCAAATAGTATTTTAACAATCGACATGATAACAAGGAAAGCTTTAGAAATTCTTGAAAACAACCTTGTTCTCACCCGTAACGTAAACCGTGCGTACGACGACAGCTTTGCTGTTGAAGGCGCCAAAATTGGTTCCACCCTGCGTATTCGTCTACCAGACCGCGCTTTGGTAACTGACGGTGCCGCCCTGCAAGTTCAGGACGACAACGAGCAGTTCACCACTTTGACTGTATCAAGCCAAAAGCACATTGGTGTTAACTTCACCACCGCTGAATTGACCATGCAGTTAGACGACTTCGCAGAGCGTGTTCTAAAACCCCGTATTAGCCAATTGGCAGCTTCGATTGACGCTGACGTGGCTAACAGCTTTAAGAACATTTTCCAATCCGTTGGAACTCCTGGCATTACCCCCGCTACTTCTTTGGTTCTGTTGCAAGCTCAACAGAAGCTCAACGAAGCTGCTGCTGTAATGTCCCCACGCTATGCAACCGTTAACCCAGCCGCTAACGCTGGCTTAGTGGAAGGCATGAAGGGTCTTTTCAACCCAACCGACACCATCTCCAAGCAGTTCAAGAACGGCATGATGGGCATGGGTGTATTGGGCTTTGACGAGATCAACATGAGCCAATCCATTAAGCAGTTCACCACTGGTACCCGTAATGCAACTGGCACAACTGGCGCTGCTGTAACTACCGAAGGCTCTAACACCATCGTGTTGGCTGGTGTTGGTAACGCATTGACCATCAAGGCTGGTGACGTATTTACCGTTGCAGGTGTATTCTCTGTTAACCCACAAACCCGTGAGTCTACTGGTTCGCTCCAGCAGTTCGTTGTATTGGCTGACACAACTTCGTCCGCTGGCGGTGCAGCAACTGTTACCGTTAGCCCAGCGATGTATAGCGCAAGCCATGCACTCGCAACTGTTAACGCGTTGCCAGCTAACGGCGCAGTGACCACCTTCATCGGTGCAGCTAACAGCCAGTACCCACAAAACTTGGTATATCACAAAGATGCGATCACTTTTGCGACCGCTGACTTGTTGATGCCACAAGGTGTTGACATGGCTTCACGTCAAGTGCATAACGGCATTTCGATGCGTATTGTTCGCCAATACGACATCAACAATGACCGTCTACCATGCCGTATCGACGTGTTGTATGGCTACTCCGTGATTCGTCCTCAAATGGGCGTTCGCTTGTGGGGTTAAACCTAATCGCTCCCGCTACGGCGGGGGCTTTTTAAATATTTGAAAGGAATTATTATGGCTCTCCCAAATGGTGCAGGTGGCTATCAACTAGGTGATGGTAATCTTAACGAACCCGTCCTTGGTTATTTAGCTGCTCCTACTACTGAAACTGGTGTAACCGCTGTTACTTTGACTGCTGCTGAAGTTACTGGTGGTATTTTGATTGCAAACCCAGGTACTACTGGAACGACTTACACGATGCCTCTCGTTGTAACTTCTGGTGCTACTACTGGTGTTAATGACTTGGTGCCTAGCGCTAAAGTTGGCAGCACTTTTAACTGGGTTATTGTCAATATTGGTACTACCACTGGCGACATTACAATGGCTGCTGGTACTGGTACTGGTTGGACGATTGTTGGCTCATTAACGATTGACAACGAAACTTCGGCTTCGTTTGTTGCTCGTAAAACCAGCGACACAACTTGGACTTTGTATCGTACCGCTTAATGTAGTTCCCGCCCTTCGGGGCGGGTTTTTATAAAGGAAAGATTATGGCAAATAACAAACCAATTGGTGTTGCCTATGCTGACCCTGCGCTAGATAGTTTTGAAGTTGGTACTTCTTCAAATCCTATTCTTCAGTCGTCGTCAGGTAACATCACGCAGTTGTATGCCACTGCTTCCCATACTTCTGGAGATTTACGCGGCTATTACGCTCGCGTTGATTTTGCAGGTGCAGGCGGCGGTGAAACTTTACGAGCTTTTTCCCGTGTAACAGCGGCTCAAGGCGCAGGTCAAAC